CGCGTCTTGCAATAATTCTTTTTCCGATTTGTACCCAGAAGTCTCTGTTTGTTTCCGTGTTCGTCGCAAAGATATACGTATAGTCTTTTGGTGATATATATGTACTTGGATTGATGATTTCTCCTGTACTTTCATCGACATCATATATTCTGTTCAGTACCATGTAGCTTTCGATTTCTCCTGCTGCGAAATCTGCATATGTTTTGTTTACGTCCGTCATGTAGTTTAGCCATGCAGGTTGCTTTCCAATCGCATCACCGGTGTTTGCCCGTCCGTTCATCTGGTTGGTCAACAGGTCTTGATATCCGATTCCATCTAGCTGTGGTTTGTGCAAATCGTCCATAGTACTCAGCTGCATCATATCCCAGTCGTTACCCTGTGAGTAGTCTACATACGGTGTAATGCTTGCGATACCGATAATATAGCACGGTTCGTTGCACTTGATTACGATTTTGCCGCCTTTTTTCCCCTGGTTGAATCCACGTCCTGCCAGGCTACCTAACGGTTCTTCTACTCCGCTTGCAGTAGATGCTGAATTAGATACTACTGCTTCAAAGTCGATTGTTGTTGACATACCGCCTTCATATACTGGAGTTTCGGCCCTAAAATAGTAATCTGTTGTATATACTGTTTCAATCCAGTCTTTGTAACTGCCTCCGCTGATTGCGATACGGTTTAGCATGTTGTACACCTTTTGCGCCAGGTTCAGTGCGTCCAGATTAAGTTTTCCTTCGCTTACGTCTACGTCCGTTACCGCGTTGATTCCATTGTCACCGTCTACCCATTCTTTGTTCACCCAGTTGTTGAACAGGTCTGACTGATGTGTTTTCAGAC